TTTTAACAGTTGCACAGGCAACTAATGGAATACAGTTTTTTGCAGATACAGGGAACATTGCAAGTGGTAGCTTTTCCCTTTATGGATTTGCTAAGTAAGTTATGTTAAGATAGGAGAGATATGGCAACATTAGAAGAACTAACAGTAGAGGCAACAGCAGAAATAGAAGCTGCTAAGCCTTTATATAATGGAATAAATAATGAAAGAGTTGAGAAAACAGATGCAGATTATGCTCAAGCTATTACAGATTTAGCTAATGATAAGTGGCATAAACAACAATTTGGTTATATTCAAGCAAGGCAAGAGGAATATCCTAGTTATGGAGAACAATTAGATTATATTTTTCATAATGGCTTACAAGCATGGAAAACAGATCTTATACAGCCAATAAAAGATAATAATCCAAAACCTGAATAAATTGTCTTAGATAATAGCTATCCTATACTTATAGGAGGTTATCTATGAATTTAGAAAAATTTTCTCAACAACAGGGATATAAACACACAGCTCAATTTTCTCATAGGAATTTTATCCTAAAAGATGAGAAAGCCAAAGAAATATTTCTTAAAATAGCTAAAGAAGCAGAAGAAAAGCACATATCTGATACTGTTGCAGCTCAATACTTAGTCTTTAATCACAAAGAATTTGAACATCTTCATTACAATACAGTAAGAAGATATTTTAAGGATTATAGGTATGGACTCATTAGATAAGTTTGCTCAAACAAGATCTACTAAATCTACACATAAAAAAGATAAAATTAATCATCCTAAAGGCTTTGAGCCTAGTGTGTACTACTCAGAAAAGACTAAATCAGGAGAAATAGTATCTAAGCCACAGCCAACTAATAATGTAGATTGGCAGGAGCAGTTAGAGTCTTATTTTGGTGTAGATGCAGGTAATTATAGAGTTGTAGAAAACACAGCAGAAATAAGGTTTTGGGATGTTAATGCAGGAATGGGGCAGATAGAAAGGCTCTATTACTTTAAAGCTAAGATTGTATCTGATGAAGTCTATATGCCTGATGAGGACTTTAAGAAGCTCTTACAGTTAGCTAGTAAGAAAAAGCCACTACCTAAACAAAAAGTAACTAAAAACACTAAAACATTTACAATAGCCCTGGCAGATTTTCAAATTGGTAAGGGGGGGACAGAAAAATCTATAGAAAGATTTATGAGCTATATCCCTAAGATAAAAAAGCAGGTTAAAGAGTTACAGAAGCATGAAACCATAGATCAGGTGCTGTTTGCTGGTTTAGGGGATCTTCTTGAGGGGTGTTCTGGGCATTATTTTATGCAAGAATTTTCAACAACTTTAGATGCAAGACAGCAACAAAAAGTGGCTAGGAGAATGATTTATACTTTGATAAAAGAAATAATGCCTCTATTTAAAAGAGGATTAGTTGCTTTTTGTGGTGGTAATCATGGAGAAAATAGAAAAAATGGGAAAGCTTATACAAATTTTGGGGATAATGCAGATGTCATGTTGGCAGAAGAGCTACAAGAGATATTTAAAGAAGCTCCTGCATATAAAGATATATTAGACTTTATTATCCCAGAGAATGAACTATCTTTAACTTTTGATGTATCTGGTGTTGTTCTATCTATACTGCATGGGCATCAGATGAGAGCAGGAACAAATTCACAGGCTAAAGCAAGAAAATGGCTATCTGATCAAGCTTTTGCAAGAAATTCTATAGCTGATTCAGATATTTTATTACATGGGCATTATCATTATTTTTCTGCTTATGAGAGTTCAGATAGGCTTATAGTACAAGCTCCAACACTAGATTCAGGCTCTGAGTGGTTTGAAAACACTAAAGGGGATAAATCCAGGGCAGGAATGCTAACTCTAGTAATTGGAGGAGATGAAAAATGGGACTATATTAAGGTTATAAGGTAAATATGAAACTTGAGATATTAAGATTCAACAGCTCAGATGATTTCACTTCTGGAATCCTATTTGATGTGAGCAACAACAAGAGAAAGTTTCTATGCTACACCCTAGAGGATCAAGAGCAAACACAAAAAGTATGGGGAGAAACAAGAATTCCTGCAGGTACTTATAATCTTTCACTTAGAAAAGAGGGTGGATTCCATACAAGATATAAAGCTAAATTTGGTGGATTTCATAAAGGAATGATTCATGTAGATGATGTTAAAGGCTTTGAATATATTTTATGGCATATAGGAAATGATGATGATGACACAGCAGGATGCTTATTAGTAGGTAAAACTTCACAGGATAACTTTATAGGAAGCTCTACTGTTGCTTACAAAGAGATTTATCCTGATATAGCAGGTGCAATCATTAGAGGAGATAAGGTTACAGCAACTTATATAGATTATGATGGAACAATTATAAGCAATAAGGCTAAAGATCATGTTATGAACATACCTCAAGTTACTAAAGCACAGGAGGATATTATGGATATATTATCAACAGAAATTAAAAGTTTAAAAGCAGAAGTTAAGGCATTAAGGCAAACAATCATTCTTAAAGGTTTATCTCCTAGATAAATAAATCATGGTTATGAAATGTCATTCCTGTAAGGAAACAATAGAATTAATAAATAATGCTTTTGTGTGCATTAATAAAAAATGTAAACAGTTTAAAAAAGTACAAACAAAGATGAAAGAAGAGGAATAGTATGTCAGATGAATTAAAAGATATGTTAGAGAGAGCTATATGGACTTTTATGGAAAGTTTTATAGGAGCTTTGACTATCAGTCCTTTAGTTGGTGTTGATGCTAATTCACTACAAATTGCAGCTATTGCAGGTGGTGGAGCAGCTTTATCAGTCATTAAAACTTTTGCAAAGAAAAAAATAAGCTAAACTAAAAGTAGATTGTTATCATTCAATAATAGGAACTTGTAGGGACTAGCAATAGCCTTTACAGGATCTGAAAATAAAAAGAGGAGTTTTGTAACTCCTCTTTTTTTATGGAAAAGATGGCTCTGGTGGAGGCTACATACATAATATACAAAAGGGGTTAAGTATATTTTAATTAATCTACCAGAGCCAATACCATTATAACTTAGGCATAGAACACAAAATAATTTATATCTTCTTTTTAACTTATTGTCCTGGTAGATGTTTATAGTGTTAAACACATACAAAATATTTTTCTAGCTCTTGGAAAAAGATATTTGATGAAGGATTAACAAAGTGGATTAGCTAGACCATCTTAACTAGGGTTAGAGCCTATTACTTCACATATTTAAATGTTCACTAAATTGAGTTCATTCTGGTTTTTGGGAGGGAGTGACACAGGGTAAGCACTAGCCACACCTTACTTAAGATCAACTGATAGCTCTTGAGCTTATTGGAGAGCTCAAGAGCAATCTATTATAAATTTAGATTCTTGACAATATGACAAATTTTTATTATATTGGTTATATAAATAATAAAGGGGAAGATGACTAAAAAAGAAAATTGTAATTTAGGTTACACTAAGTTAGGGGATTGTATTCAATGTTTATATGGTACAATTGAAAACTATCAAACACAAAAAGGGGATGATGAATAAATGGAGATTAAAAAAGTTTGTTATTGTGGTTGTGATGTCAGGGGATTTGATCTTTATACCTTAGAGGGCTATAAAGAAAATCTTACAAAACAAACATTTATAGCAGCTGGTAGTGGAAAAAAAGTAACAGATTACAAATACTTTAATGGCCAGGAGCATATTTTAAGTACTGAAATTGGTTATTTTGATAATAAAGAAGAAGCAATTAAAAAAGGTAAAAAATTAATTCAAAAATATATTAATTCAAATGTTGAGGAATTTAGCATTTGGGGAGATGATAAAGTATTTGAATTATTAAATAAATAAGAAAGGGGAATTAATTATGTTAATTCAAGAAATAATCTATCTAGGCTTTGTAGTCTATGGAGTAATATCTCTATTAATGACAATGGCTTATGTAAGTCTAAAGCTAGATGATAAAAGACTAAGAGAAAAGAAAAAGGATCTGTATGATGTTACAGATTTTGAGTCCAGGCTAAAAGAGGGGGAAATTCTTAATTGGTGTAACTTATTTACAGGTACACATCACTTTGATGCTCCTACTGATGATGGGAGCTTTGTCTGCTTAAAGTGTTGGACTTATGAGGGCTATGAAATGGAGGAAGTATAAATGGGAATGCCTAAATTCTTAGAGGACTATGTAACAGTTGATACTCTTATCAGCAAAATGAATAATGAA